CTTGTCGCCGTGGTCAAGTTCCTTCTCGCTGAAGAAGTACGAACCTTGCGACTGGCGGAACTTACCGTAAGCCTGGGCAAGCGCCTGGCCGCCGAGCAGCAAAGCGCGGTCGACGGCGAAGCCCGTGCCGAAAGCGGCCGGCACCAAGTCTGTTGCCGTTTCGGCGTTCGACGTGGTGGTAGGACACCAGCGCAGGCTGTTACCCGAGTAGAAGCGGATCGGCTTCGGCATCTTGACGATCAGAATGCCGTTCCACATGCCAGCTTCACCCATGAAGAGCGGGTTCTGCTTGGCCATATTGGCGCGGGCCATGGCGTTTGCCTGCCAAGTGCGGAAGTTCGTGGAGCGCACCAGCGAGGTGTATTGCTCAGACGAACACAGGAGAACGCGCATCGGCGCATCCTGGCTCATCTGGTCGCCCTCAAAACGAACCGGGGGCGGCGGCAGCGGCATGGAATCCAGCTTGGTGCGCAGGGCATCGACCAGATCGATGTTCATCACGTCGGTCGTGGCGATGGTAATTTCGTTGCCCGAGGCTACGATGGGTTCGATACCGGAGCCGGTCGACATGAAGTGACGGTTACGGGTCGGCGCCTTGATCGTGTTCACGCAGATGTCGGAGAAGTCCGGATCAGCGGCCAGCGGAACAGCCCACTCGATGTCGTTGGCGAAACCACGGGCGCCGGCCAGATGGACAATGCTCAGTTGGTCTTCGAGGCGCGACATATAGTTGTGACCAAGCGCCTGGGCCAGCGAACGAAGCTGGTGCGGGGAGCGCTGTTGGGTCATCTTGCCGCCGGCATTGATCGGCTTGCGGGTCTGGTTGATGCGCAGGGAGTCTTGGCTGAAGTCCATGCGGTCGCCCTTACCCTCGGCGTAGCGTTCGCCCATGATTGGTTTGCCACCAATCGGGTTGATAAGGTCGAACGTGATTTCATCGCCGGCAGTCTTCGACAAGTCCTGGCAACGAACGATCGGCAGTTCGTTACCAGACTGGCGACGCAGGACGGCTTCGGCATCGGCCTGCTGCGGCAACTTGCCGGTCAGGCGGTTAAGCGTGGTCTGGCGCTGCATGGAAGCAGCAAACAGACCGGCAGATTGAATCTTTACAGCCTGGGGGCTGCCATACGGAATGACTGTATCAGCCATGGTAATTCTCCTGAAGATGGATAACGCGGCTCACGCCGGGTGTGGGTACTGCTTAAAGAGCTTTCGCCATGATTCGCATAATCTCGTCTGGAGATTTGCTCTCAAGCGATTGAGCAAGGCGCTGCATATCCATGCTGCGAATAGCTTCCGATTCGTCGTGATGGGCTTTTGACCCAGCCGGCGCTTGCGAAAGGCTGGTAGCAACAGGGGCTTTAGCCTTTGAAATAACCTCTGCGGCCTTAGCGGCTACGTCGGCACTCGTTTGTTGGGTCGTACCCTTGTCGAACAGGGGCGCCACCTTGGCGACGGCTTGCTCGATGGCATCACCAAAGGCAACGCCTTCAGCCATCAGCTTGTCGCGCTGGGCAACCACCAGATCAATAGCGTCCTGATTGGTTGTCTCGGTGCCGGGCTTCAGGAAAGGAAACTTGCTGACCAGTGCATCGGCGCGGGCCAGTGCATCGGCAACTGCGTTTTCCTGTTCTTCCTTGGCCTTGTCCTGCGCCGCTTGCTCTGCGTTCTCGGAACGCATTTCCTCCTTGGCGATGAGGCGATTCAGTGCGTCGGCTTCCTTACCCAACTTCTCAGCCAGTTCGGTATCCGTCGCATACATCGCTTCCCGCTCTTCACGCCGCAAACGAAGCAACTTGTCTTCGTTCGATTCGGTGTTCTGATTGGCTTCACCTTCGGGGGTGTTGTTCTCTGCCGGCTGCTGGGTCGCCGGGGTTGATTTCAGAGCAATCAATTCCTGCTCAAGCTGCCGTGCGCGTTCCCGTGCTGCTTCCAGTTCGGCAAAAGGAATGGTGTGCTGACCATCTTTAGCCAACACAACGGGTTCAACGACGGCGGTGGTTTCGGTTTCTTTCGGATCGACAATCACATCGTCGGGCGGATCGATGTTTTCCTCTACCACCTTCGCGGTTTCGGTATCGCCCTCCAGGGATTCGCCGGCAAATAGCCGCGCCCTGTCTTCGTCGGATAGGGCATCAAACGCCGCAGTATCCTGAAAGAAATCTTCAATGTTACGACCTGACATATCACGCTCCATCTTCGGGATGCCACGCCATCACGGCGTTGCAGCCGATCACTTTTCGCCGTGACGCGGTAGTGAGCGGTTTAAAACAGTGCTTCCCACCTTACGGCGAGAAGCTCCAGCTACGGGATCAAGATTGCTTCACAGCAATCAATCATTAGTCTACCACCAAGGGAATAAAGTCAAATACCTTTTTCCCCTGTTCCTTCATGGAATTACCACCCAGTCTTCAGCCAGCATGTCGGACTGAGAAGCCAGCCATCCCATAAGAACCTCGCCCGCCGCCGTCTTCATGATGATGTACGGAAGAACGTCGGCCTTTCCGCCATTGCTCTCGGCGAATTCCTTGGTATGCGGATTCCAGAACGCATCGGCCGGAAGATCCTTACAGCCTTGACCGAGAGCAAGCCACATCCCTTTGCCGTTCCATCCCATGCGGGCTACTCGGCTTCCTGCCTTCATCGCCTCGATCGCCAGGCCGAAGGTCATTCCGACCGTCTGGCGATAGGCCCGATCGAATACATCCTTCGGCGACCAACTGATATAGCCGGCGAAATCAGGGTGATTTGACTGGCCACCGTCGACGTACTCGACCAGATAGCCAGCATCGTCCGGGTTCTCGTCAGCTGGAACAGTCCAGCCGCGCAGTTCGTTGTATTCCTCGCGGGTCATCGCCTTGGCGCGGATCTGCTTGACGCCGATGTAGGGCTTCATGCGGCACCGCCTTCCTTGGCGCCGGTCATCGGGCCTTCGCGCCACACCAGTTTGCTGCGTAGCTCATAGCCCATGAGGGGCCATAGCTCGTCCTTGGAATTCCCGATGGCGATTTCTTCGCCAATGTCTGCACTGTCGTTTTCACTCGACACGGAGCACGATGGCTTGCCAACGACAGCGAATCCGTTACGCGTGGTCAGGATTGCCCAGCGCAAAACCTGACCTGTCTTGGAAACGTGCTTGACGATTTCGGTATCGACAATATTCGCCTCGATGTCAGACGGCTTAACACGCGGCGCGGTAAAGCCTTTGGCTTGGATTTCCTGCTCGATTGCTTTGTCGGTCATTTGCTTTTACTCCGTGGTTGAAAACTCAAATAGATTGCAGGTTGCCGTCGTCTTAACAGCAAACCCACCGATAGAACAGCTATTGCTGACTTCTTTGACGCGTGATTTCCAAAGCGAATCAATCCGCTTTTCTTTGAAGCGTCTATGCTTGCAGTTGCCACAAGCCGGACTGATTACGGTTTCCGAATACTTCTGAAAGTCTTTCGCGTCTGACTTCTTGCTCACTTGATTCCTCCTTCAATGCCGGCATTCACGCCGACATCCGGGTTAGCGGGATGGCCAGGATTGGCCGTTGATCGGTTTGATTTGTGCACAGGCTCCGTCAGAATTCGATCAACAGGCCATCCATACTGCAACCTGTTGCAGATGACGTGTCTCGGCCATCCCTTCCTCTCCGACCAGACGGAAATAGGATAAGACTCTCCGTCAAACGTCAGAATCGTGTTGTGTCGTGTATTTCTTCCGTTCTCTAGTGGAGTTGCCCATCTGCAATTTTCTTGACTGTAACCTTCGTTATTATTCTTTCTGTCTATCTGCATTCCATCAGGGCGGTCGCCCATGTCTGCCAAGAAATTCAAATAGTCCATCCACCTTTCGCAGACACGAATTCCTCGCCCGAAATACCACTCTCTATTTTTACCAGTTGCCGCGCTGCTGCAACGCTGAATCATTCCTGACCATATGCGCCACGTCGGAGTTTTTGACTGTCCATGTTTGAAATTTTTACTTGCCGTTACCTCTGCTGATCTGCATCCGCAAGATGTTGAATTTCCGGATTTCAAATTTTTGACAAACACGATCCGCTCTGTTCCGCAGTCGCAACGGCACAAGGCTCGGCGCATGCCGTTGCTTTTTTCAACCT